TTAAGAACTTTTTATTTTTTCGAGGGCAGTTTCAAAGAATGAGACTGCTCTTTTTTGGTTCTCTTTTGATAAATGGCTGTAAGTGTCCATGGTTACAGATATTTTTGCATGGCCAAGCCGTGTCTGTATTTCCTTGTATGGCAGGCCAGCATTAAGCAAGATACTAGCGTGGGTGTGTCGGAAAGCGTGGAAACTTAAACGAGGACATCCAGCCAGTTTTAAATGCTTTTCTAGTCTGAATCTGAGCGCTCCAGCTTCTCTATAATTGTCAAAGGTATCAGAGAATACTTTCTCATAGTTTAAGCCAATGTTTCTACCGTTTTCTGCTTGTCTTGCTCGGTAGAGGCGAAGCATGAGCACTGTTTTATGATCGATATCTAGAACTCTATAGCTTGATTTTGTCTTAGGAGTGTTTACCTGGTTTAAAATGTTGAGTGTTTTGTTAATATCAATCGTTCCGTTCTGTAGGTCAATATCAGATCATTTCAGAGCCAGACATTCACGGATGCGCAGGCCAGTAGCTAGTAGCGTTTTATAAAGCACGGTGTCATAAAAATTGATAAAGGTATTCTCCAGGTTATCGAGATAGGAGAGGAAGTTTTTAAGTTCCTGATCTTGAAAGTATTTAATTTCTTGTTTATCTCTTGTTATCTTTCTAGGAATGACAACGTCACGAGCAGGGTTATTGTTTAATGCTTGGATAGAAACTCCATACTGTAGTATACGTTTATTTAAGGCATGAAGGTGATTGTATTCTTTATATCCCGTTCCGTCCTGATTGTACTCATCCGCCCACTTATTTACTTGAGTTTGGATAATAACAGGAGTAAGTTTATCTAGTTTGTAAGTACCAAATGAGGGCAAGAGGTAGTTATTTAAGCAACCTTTTATCTTTATCTGCGTATTAGTCTTTATGGTATGCTGGTAGGTTTGCCAAAATAAGTCCACAAGTTCGCTATAGGTTGTTATATGTGAGCGTTGTTTCCGTGTCGAGCCGTTTTTCTCAAATTCTATCTTAGCCTGAGTGACCTTGTTTTTGAGTTCTTTCTTTGTTCGTGCTGATATGGTAGTCTTGACCTTCTTACCAGTAACAGAATCAATGCCAAGATAGATACTGGAGCGGTAGACTGCTGATCCGTCTTTTTTCGTGTGTTGTGTAATTTTCATGGTTTTACTCCTTTTTCCATCAGCAGGCAAGCAATTAGAAAAGGTTTTGAGTTTATACCATGCGAGGAGCTACGAGAATACCCCTATTTTCGATTTTAAGCAGTCAGACGGTAAAATTGTACCAGAATAGGAAACAAGGTGGATATGGGGCTTATATGGGGTTTGAAAAGGCTCATATATTGCAAGTAGTTCTATCTTAATGTGTCGGTGATATTATACCAATTATGCGGAAATCCAAGTGTATCCAATACAATGCCGGCTTCAATGGAGTGCGCTTTTTTATTTAGAGCTTTGGTTCTTTTTATAATAGTGTTATGTAATTGAGCGTATTGTGTGGACGCAAGTAGGCATTGCAAGGCAAGAAAAACATAATATACAGATTGTCTGGATGTATTAGCATTGTTATTGTAATAGTGGAAATAAGCTAGTTGTGGAAGATTCTCACGACATTTATAATTGAAAAGCTTATTATTATGAGCAGTGATATTTCTAATTTCTAGTATATTTTTAATAATACTTTCTAAAGCCTTTCCACTTAAAAGGTCTTTACTAGGTCTATTTTGGATGTATTCAATATTTTCTTGTAAGAATGGTGATAAATCTCTAGCTATTTGATTTTTTATATCAGTGTTTAGATTTCTATAAAAGTTAAATGCTTGCCCTAATGTAAGTTCATTGATGATAACCCAGAAAGGAACAACGCCATGTTGTTTATAGTGGTGTTTTATAGAATTGTTTTGCTTATCCCTATTATAATCATTGAGTATTCTAGCTAATATACTGATTAAATTAGTAATTTGTGCTAGCCTTTTTGTATCTTTTTGTGTTTCAAAATTATTAATATCTAGATAAGCGTATGGTGTTGGATATGCTTCTGAAAAACGATATGCCAGTACGGATTTAAAGTGTTTTTCTGCATCTATAATTGCTTTTAAAAAAGCTGATTTAATTTCTTTATCGTAAAAGTGTGTTGCAGCTATTTCTCTAAAGTCTGCACCAGCTATAAATTTATCTTTTGATGTTTGAAAAAACTTACTATATCCGTTGACGACGTTGTAATAGTTGTTAGTTAGAAGGTATCTTTTACATTCTTCTATGTTATCTATTTCTAAACCTCTAGACTGGAGAAGTTTTATTTGTTCATCTAATGTTTGAAATGGTTTCATATATGTTCCTTATATACAAAAACACCACCTAGTAGAACTAGGCGGTATTTCGCGTACTCTGTTCCCTTGGGAGCAGAAACTCTTCTCATTGCCTAATAATACTGTAATTTTTAGTTTTTGTCAATCTTTTTGGTTTGTTTTTTAAAAATTTTTGAGTATAGAAAAATCTCAACGCTGGGAAAGTTCGCTTTTATTGCATTGTCAGACAAGTCAGCAGTAGCAGGCTTGTCTTTTACTATTTGTCACTTTTGCCGTTTTTTGCGCTTTAGTCTGTAAAATTGGCTTTCTATTTTTCATTTTCCCTTGTTTTTGCACAATAGACCTTAGAAATATGATTGCTATTGGTCAATACAGGAAATTATTAAATAATCTTCTCAAAAACCATTGTGGCTTGGATACAGTCGCCACCGCCTAGTCCTTTGCTTCCACCATTGGCGGTTGTGATGGTATGCAGGCGATAACCTTTAGAAGCTTGTTTATTGATAACATTTTCTAATTCTGTAAGGTTTCCTGATTCAGTGTCAAAAATCCTATGGGGGGTTACTCTTTTTTAGTTTTTGACCAGATAATTCTAAGTAAATTCTAAATTATTTTTTATCAGTATACTCTTTTATGATACCTATATCTTTATTTTTTTCGTATAGACTATTTACTAGTTGCATAACGATTTTTTTATCAGATGTTGATAGGGTTAGAAAAGAACCGAAAAAATCTTTAAAAAGTATTGGCAATTGTCCAAGAGCTATATAGATTCTTGAAATATTATCAGAAAGAGTCCCATAGATTTCTTCATAATCATCTTCGGGTTGAGTTTTTTCCCACTCTTCAAGAATAAGATCCTTAATATCTTGTTCGATTATGGGAAGGCTTTCAGCTTGTACAAAAAAAGATAAATCCAGCTTACCGTTTTTTCGATTAGTTTCATCATATTCTGAAATTATATTTTTAAAATCTGGGTTGGTGCGTAATAATTTTGCCATATTTCTATAGCTATCAAATGCATCATTTTGAATAGTTTTATAATCCTCATGCCCCAACAAATACCCAACGCTTACCCCGAAGTAGTCAGCTAGTTTTTGTGTATATTCATATTTAATTTTTAATTCTTTTTCTTTTTCCCAACGGGATATAGTCATCTCTGATACTCCAAGAAGTTCAGCAAGTGTTTTTTGGGTGTCCCCTTTACTCTTTCGTAATTCTTGTAATTTGTTCATCGTATATTACCTCAAGATAATTATAACACAAAAAATAAATCTTTAACAAAAATGTTAGAAATTCTTGACAACTAACATTTTATTTAGTAGAATACAGAAGAACTAACAAAAATGTTACAAAAGAAAGGAGAAACTTCATTGCTTATTACCTCAACACAAGCAAAAGCGATTCGCCGAAAGTAAGCAGACAAGAAATTGACTGCAAAGCAAGCAGGCGAAGAAATAGGGGTTTCACAAGTTACCTATCGCAAAATCCGAGACGGTGGCGAAGTAAAGCCTAGTATTTATCAAAAAGCCATGCAGTGGCTTGCTGAAGATTATTAGAAAGGAGCGAACAGATCGCAATACTTCAATACATTTACAAGTTTCTCATGTGGTGCTTTACCACTGGGGATTGATAAACGGATCTAGCTAAATATTCGCTAGTGTAATTTGCTTGCTATCTATAGCAGTATCAAGGGTTTGTAGGGGTTCATATTCTCCGATTTTACCCTACTTTAATGCTTTACCTTGGTACTGTTTTAGGTGGCAAGCATTGACAAAAATAAGAAAGGAGCTAACCAATGGAATTGGTTTATATGGACGGCAAGAAAGAGCCGTATACACTGAGCAGTATCGTAGCAGAATGCACTGGATTGCAACATCACACAATAACCAAGACAATCCGCAAACATCAAGTAAGGTTTGAACGGTTCGGAAAGGTTGGATTTAAAATCCAAGCTATGGAAAGTGGCCAGAATACTAAGGATTATATTTTGAATGAGCAACAAGCGACCTTGTTAGTTACATTCTTAAAAAATACTGAGCAAGTGGCCAACTTCAAAACCAATCTTGTCAAAGCCTTCTTTGAAATGCGTGATGAACTTTCTAAACGCTACCTTCAAAGAGAACTGGAAAAACCAAAGCGTAAAAGCTTAACTGAAGCTATTCAAACATGGGAGAAAGCACCAAAGCATGCTTATAGTACCCTTACAAACTTACTACTAAAGGGAGTGACAGGGAAGAATAAAGCGCAACTAATGAAGGAGCGAGAAAGTAAGAACGGTATTGATGGCTTGACAAGTGTAGAGCTGACAAACTACCAACGTTTGGAAGATATGGCAATAGCTATGATTAACTTGAATAGGGGGTATTCAGAAATTAAGGAATTAATTTTTAAAGCATAGGAGTATAGAAAATGGAAAATGAATTTAAGACAGTTACAAATGCTAAGGGGTTAGAAATTCCTAAGTATCCCAAGGATTTTAAAAAGCTAGTTGAGAAAGACAGACAACTAGCCGAATATCTTTGTATGAACTACGAGAACTTGGACAGTGAAGACCTGGGCGCATTTCTTGAAACGGTGGAGCAAGGATTCAGCTGGATTCTGGATCTTATTGAGAGTAAAGACTTGCTTTATAAACCAAAGTCAGGTAGTAATCATGCAAAAAGAAAATAAAAAAATCACTTGCTCAAATTTTGGCCAAGGCGAGCAAGCGACACAATTCAGAGTATAGAAATTTTTTCTATGATCTGATTATAACAAAAAATATCTATTCTATCAAATACCTAAAGAAAAACCGAAGAGCAGGCAAGCAATTAGAAAAGGTTTTGAAAATCAAGTGCTGACAGGGTGATTCTAAGACCTTGTTTAGCTGAAAGATGGGTAATTACTCACGAAACACCGCTACAAGCGTTCGCCAACTTGGGGCAACTGCCCAGCGTTTGGAGTGGTGAAATAATCCAATATAGGAAAAAGGGAAAACAGACTATGACAGAAACAACATATGATATTATCGCTAAAAGCTTGGATAGAATTAGTATGGAATTACACCAAGCAGACGAAAACAATGATTTTTTGAGAATAGGACTCTTATCAGGACAATTAAAAGCTATCAAAGAAAATTTACACCGTTTACTTTGGATTGAATTTCCAGAATTGAATGAAAGTCATAAAATCGAGGCAGTCTCTAAAAGCACTACGGGAATGTTTTTCCACCCTGGTATTTTTGAAATGGACGCTATGCGACAAGCATTCTTTAAACGTCAAGCTAAGTATTTTTTTGACAACGAAGCAGATCAACAGGCATATATAGAACATGCTGAAAAGGAGTATTTAGAGGCTACTATAACCTTAAAAGATATTCTTTTTAATTCTAAAAATGCTAATTGGAAAGTAAGTAAAGATCATCTTATAGAGAAGTTTGAGGAGGCAATGCAATGACACTTGACCTAGACAACATGACACAAGCAGAATTTGATGAAGTAATGGCTGAAATCAAAGCAAAACGCCCGAAACTCTTTCAGTTTATTGCTGATTTTGTAGATCGTAAAGTAAGCACCGAAGAGGTGGACGACTTCCTGAAGATGGGACGAAGCGACCAAGTCGGTTACATCAAGAACTATCAAGCGAGGGCATAACATGAATGAACTAGATTTAACCAACACACAGGCGGTTATCTTCATGATGGTATTGATTGGCTTACTGCTTTATTTAAACCACCGAGACCGTCAAAAAAGCGCCCAAATTGAGCGAGAAAGTACACAGACAATAGAAACACCTAGCGAGAATTTAAGCCCTGATTATGGGCGATATATTCAGCTTGCAGGAGTTAAGCCTTGGGGGTACTAAGATGTTTGAAAAAATGATTGAAGATTTAAAGTCTAAGATTTTGGAAGCAGTGGAACGGTATTTAAAAAGTCATGAGAAAGTACCTCAAAAAAGATTAGATTTAATCAGCAAGGTGGAACTAAAGGAAGAACTGGGCATAGGAGATAAAACCTTGACAAAATGGGAATGTGCAGGACTACCGCAGTATATACCGCCTATTGAAGATACTAGAAAAGCGTATTATAAAATCTCAGATGTTTTAAAGTTTTTGGGGGTAGATGATGGCAAAGACTAAAATATATTTTTGGTTAAAAGTTGATAAGAAATTTTTTGACAACCTTTTTATTAAGCGACTTAAAAATATGCCTGGTGGCTACACTATGACAGTGATTTATATCCGTCTTATGTTGGAAAGTTTAGAAGATGATTGTATTTTGTACTATGAAGGATATTTTGATAGTTTGGTACAAGAATTAGCTTTAAAACTGGATGTTTCTGAAGATGATATAAATATGACAGTTGCATATTTTACAAAATGTGGACTGATTCAGATAGACGATGATGGACATGCTACATTATCGCAAGCAAAAGCCATGGTTGAGAGTGAAACAAATTGGGCAAAATACAAGCGAGAACAAAGAAAAAATAGTCAAGATTTACCAAAATTGGAGAATGTCCAAAATAAAAAGACTATTTCCAACTCATGTCCAACAGAGATAGAGATAGAGAAAGAGAATAGAGTTAATAGTAAGAGTAATAATTTATATTTAGATAATATATTGTCGGGAAATCCCGACTTCACTTTTCCTACTTGGCTTGAAGAAACAGCTATAAAAGATTTAGAGAAAACAAAACATAAAGAACTTTGGATTCCTATTGCTTATCTGAATCAAGTAGCTAATAAGCGGTATAAGTTTGTTGACAAGACTAAAAGGCTTTTGCTAGCACGATTCAAAGAAGGCTATACACTTGAAGATTTTAAACAGGTGATAGATATTAAAACGGCAGAATGGAAGGATAGTCCTGAATTTTCTAAATATCTGAGACCAGAAACACTTTTCGGATCTAAGTTTGACGGTTATTTGAATCAAAAGTCTAAAACTATAAAAGGGAAGTCTAAAACTATAAAAGGGAAGTCTGAAGATAACTTCCCAGACCTACCATTTTAGGAGTTGCAAAGATGAAGGAACAATTTAAAGAATTTAATAACAGAAAAATATTGGATAAAGTTTGCGATATTCACCAGGTAAATTATTGGGAAATTTCTGTACCAGTGTTAGGGGGTTCAGAAAGAAAACTACAAGCATTTTGCCCGGAGTGCGTGAAGGGAGAGATTAAACAGAAAGAGAAAGAACTATTACAGCAGTTCGAGGACAGGCAAGCTTACTTTAAAACTTATGATGTCTTAATGCGTGACAGTACGATTCCTAACGAGTTGAAGGGGGCAACATTTGAGAATTTCTTTGTTAAGACTACAGAGGAGCGTCAGATGTTAGAGTTTGTAAAGGGGCAAGCCCAGAAGTACCTTGCAGGTATGACAGGAAATACTTTAATTAGTGGTAGCACAGGAATCGGAAAAAGTCATTTATCGCTTGCCCTGGCCAAAGAAATCAATGAAAGTTTCAGGGAGAAGAACGAGCCTAAGAGTGTTTTGTTTGTTAGCTTAACCGAGATTATCAAGCAGATAAAAGAAGGCTGGGCTTATGGAAGAAATGCAAACTTAACAGAGTATGAGGCGGTTAAAAAGTTAGTTGATGTAGATTTTCTAATCATCGATGACCTGGGAGCAAAAAATGGGACGGTAACACCTAAGAGCGATTGGGAACAAGATTTCTTGTTTGATATTATCAATAATCGAGAAACTACGATTTTCAACACGAACCTAGATAGTAGTGAACTGCGGACTGTTTATAATGCTAGAAACTCAAGTAGAATTTTGAAAGGTTTAGAAGGTAACACTTTTAAGGCTTTCACGATCAAAGATAAGAGATATACTATAAACACAGTGAGGGGAGAATATCAATGAATGATGATAAAATGCGATTTGCAACAGAAAAAGGCTTTGTTGTCTACGAAAAATGTGGTATAATAGAGATAGAAAAAGTTCCAAGGTTTGGAGAGATAACTTTATTCTACTCAGATGGGAAATTTACCCATCTAGTCAAAAAAGAAACTAAAAAATAAGTCTATTGAGAACAACTCAGGGACATACCGTAAGCATATAATGCTAGTGGTATGTCCCTTTTTGTTTGTATAGAAAGGGGGTGAGTATTATGTCAGGAGATACTTCTTTAGGATATGTAGTAGCCAATAAGTTTTCTATGGATCCAGATAAAAGACAGAAAATCTTTTCTCAGTGTAAAAAAGAAGATGATAGCTTAGAACAACGGAAACAAGAAATACTAGAAAAATATGCTAACAAACAAGACAAACCAAAATCTAGAAAAAATGATTCTAAAGGCTCGGAGAGTCATAAAAGAAAAGCTAAGAGCAAAGAATTTTAGAAAAAATTATAAACAAAAATCAGATATTAAAAGATGAAGGAGCAAAAAATGACAACTAACTTAGTTAAACAAAAAGAATATCTAGAAGCTTATATCCGAAGTACAGGTTATAACACTAGAGGGATGAACGTAGAAAATAATCATGTACTCATTGAAAAACCAATCCTTGATAGTTATGAAGATGAACATCAACGTAAAGAACTGGTTGATCTAGTAAATGTTATTGAGACTCGTACCCGTGGTGGGAAGTATGAAGTAACTGACTTTGAATCTGATTCATTACAAGAAGTTAGCGAAAATTCGGTTGAGAGAACAGAAGCAGATAAAAAGAAAACTATCAGCGTTGATTACTTAGTTAAATTATTCAGTGGGAAACTTGATTTTTCACAGGAGCAATTAGATGATGGCCAATATAATTTAACGGATTTTCTTGGTAAGAAGATTATTAAATTAAAACGTAGAACACGAAATAGAGAGATTGGGAAAATTCTCCAAACTGCGAAAGTGCAGACTGCTACAAGTATGGACGACTTGAAATCTATTGTTTCTTTAATCAATCCAGAGCGCAATGTATCTATGGTTGTTAGTCAATCACTATTTAGTATCTTAGAAAAAATGAAAGACACTTCAGGAAATTATCTTCTTAAAGTTGATAAAGAGACAGGAACAAGTGAAACATTCTTTGTAGATAACTTTTTAATTGTGGATGATACAACATTAGGGAATAAAGGTGACAAAAAAGGCTTTATCGGAGATCTAGAAAACTTTGTTACTTTGTTTGATCGAAAGAAAGATACACTTAGTTGGGTGAATGCGAGTGACTATTTTGGAAAACGGTTGATTTTACATACCCGATTTGATGTAAAAAAAGTTGAAGAAGATTGTGGTTACTTTATTCAATGGAACTAGGGAACTAGGAGAAAGAAATGGATATTAATCAAGTATTTGAAACACTGGATGATCTAGATAATAAAAAAAGTAAGATTAATTCAGCACGAGAACAGTTAAGCGAAAAAAAGAAGAGTCTTTTAGGCAATCAAACAGTTTCATTTGAGGACATAGATTCTTTTTTGTCAAATAACTTAGAATCTTTAGAGAAGCTGGAAAAGATGGAAAAAGCTATTAATTCTCTTCAGGAAAAATATAATAGTGATTTTTCAGAAGCTAAAGCAGTCACCTTTGAATACATTTTTAAAGAAACTAAGCAACGGATGGAAACTAAGAAGATCTATAAACAATATCGAAAGAAACTTAGACGAATTCTGGACGCATATGATGAAATTCAAGAACTAAAGAAGGATGTAGAAGAAATCCATACAGGTGTAGTCAGGGAAATAAGTCAGAAACATTCTCTATCGCTATATCGAACGGAAGTAAGTCCGCTTACTGTTCTACCATTCTTAAACCCTGATATTAGTGGGTGGATGGATTTTTCTAAGGAATATCGGGACATTAAAGAGTATTTAGAAAAATAGGGAACAAATTAAGTAAGGCTAGTGATATATGGCTGAAACAGAAGAGATATCGCTAGTCCTACTTTTATGCTTTACTAAGTTTCACATAACAAAGTAAGCATAAACTGAAAAGAAGTAATAGCTTGAAAGCAAGGTATATCAGGAGTTTACAGAATGGAGTGAGTTTCACAGAATGTAAGATATGAGAAACTGAGGGGATAAATTAAAAAAATTTCCCTTGAACTTGTCATACCGAAGAGTTGTCAAACTTAAAACAATGATACCTGGTAAGTGGAGTGTTGGAAGGCTTTTAGCGCTTTTTGTCAGTTTGACAGAATTTACAATTTGACAAATTGAAAGATAAAAAAATTTTTAAATTTAAGTGGAGGTACTTGCCTATGTACGAGTTGAGTAACAGAGACCTGGACGGGATAGATATTGAGTTAGAACGATATAGAACGCTTGCTAATAAAATTTATTTGAGAAGACAGGAACTGATACATAATAAGAAACATAGCACTGAAGATTATACTGGTGGGAAAGGCAAGACAGTATCTAGTCCTACTGAAGCGACAATCATTAGAATTGAAGAAGACCAAACACTAAGATATTTAGAAGGCTTCAAACTAGTTGTAGATACCTTGATGGAAAACTTAATTGAAAGTGATCTAGTAATTTTTAAAATGAGATATTTAGAAGCTGGTGCGACTTGGGAAGACGTGGCAGAGAAACTAAATAAAACTACTCGTTATATAAATAGCCGTAGAAAGGTAATCGCTAAAAGATTTGTGGAATTGAAAGGATATTAA